GTCGATCTGCAGCTGGGCATAATCGACCTGCGTTTCTGCCGCAAAAATGCCCTGGTCAGTCGCGGCAAGGACTTCGCCAAGCGCCCGACGATATTCCAGATCCGATCGAGCGTTCTCGCGGGCAGCATCGAGGAAGGCTGAAGCATCGGCCTGCAGCCGGCCCAGGGCACCAGCATCCCCAATGCGAGCAGAGCCGGCCGTGGCGCGGAACTGAGCCGCGACAGCAGCAAAACCACCCGCACCAGCACCGCCCCCGAGCAACTCCTGCTTGAAGGCTTTCAGGCCCGCTGCCAGCGGCTCGAATTGCTCGATCACATCGCGTGCATCGCGCAGCTGGTAGACCATTGCGGTGAGCGGCTGCAGTGTTGCCTTGGTAGCGGCCAGTTCATGCACGCGCGCTAATGCCACCGCATCCTGCTCGCGGCCGAGCAGGCGCAGCATTTCCACCTGCAGCGCATTCTGGTCAGACAGATCATCGATCGCCCGCCGGCCAATGTCGTCGACCGCTTCCTGCCGGCGAATGGCCAGCAGTTGCTCAAGCGCGGCATAGTCCTGCGCAGAGGCGCCGGCCTTATCAAAGATCTTGCGCAGCCGATCGAACTCACGCGTCAATTCGGTGAGCGCGAACTCCAGCGGGCTGGTCCGCTGCGCCAGTTCTTTAAAGACGTTCTCAAATTTGAGCGCCTTGGTCACGGCGGCCTGGAGATCGTCGCTGCCTTGCAGCAGCATCTCAGTCCCCTTGCGCAGGCCGGTCAGCACCCCGTCCTTGATCAGGTCGAGCATGGCAAATTCGGCCGCTGCTTCCGCATCCTCGCCGAAGTCGACCGCACCTCTCGAGACCTTGGTCGCGCCTCGACCGCTCGGATCGACCCGATAGGATTTCTTGCGGACACCGAGCGAGACGCTGCCCCGGCTGGCATCGATGCCGGCGTTCAGCTGCTCGGCCAAGCCTTCAAGGCTGTCGATGACCGCGTTGGCCGACTTGGTTGCGGCTGCAGTGCGCGACGCATTGTTGCCACGCGTGCCAGTGATGCCGAGCGCGCCGTTCACCCCGCCAATCGTTGCAGAACCCCATTTGGCCTTCTTCAACATACCACCGACAAGCCCGCCCAGCAGACCACCGACGATCGAACCGATCGGTCCCGCTGCAGCGCCCAGCGCCTTGCCGAGAACCTTGGTGCCTAGCTGCTTGCCCAGCGCACCGCCGATAGCGCTGCCGATCTTGCCGCCCGGATCTTTAGCCAGGCCGAATGCACCGGCAGCCATCACGCCCGTGCCAGCACCACCCAGGATGCTGCTCATCGTTTTACCGAATTCGCCTTCCATCTTGAAAATGCCGCGCAGTTCGTCACCGATCGTGCGGGCCACTTCCTTGCCGCTTACATCGATCTTGGTGCCGCCGGTGGCCATATTCAGCAGATCACCGAAAGGGCCGCCGATCGAGGAGATGTTGCCGGAGAACAGCCCGAGCAGCCCGCCGAGCGCTTGGCCAAAACCGCCCAAGCCACCCAGAAGCCCGATCATGCGGTCAAGTTCGGCGTTCAAGCGCTCTGCAGAATCCCGGTCCTTCTCGAACTGCTCCTCAAGGCCGATCGACTTAACCTGGATACCGAAGCGGTCGTACAGCAGGGAGACCTGCTGGCGCAGTTCATCAGCCAGTGCGGCATTGCCAGCGGTTTCAGCCTCGGTGATCTTCACGCCAAGCGCGCGGACCTCGTTGTCCAGCTTGATGGCAGCGGCCAAGCGCTCGCGCTCAGCTCCCACCAGGCCGACCAATTCAAGCTCGCGGTCCAGCTGCAAATTGGCATCACGCATCGACTGCGTGTCCTTCGCCGCTTCCACCGCTGCCTGCACAGCCAATGCCGCTTCGCGAGCCTTGTTCAATTCGTTGATCTTGCCGCGCTGCTTGTCGGTGGTCGCAGCCTCCAACTGGCGCGCGATCTCAAGCTGCCGGATCGCTTTCTCGTCCAGGCCGATCTTCGCGATTTCCTCTTCAAGCGACCCGATGAAGCTGTCGCTCGCCTTGGTCTGCTTGATCATCGCGCGTTCGGCATCGCTCACCTTCGGCGCGCGCGGCATGCGCTCCTTGGTCGGCTTGTCGGGAACCAGGAACTGATCGATCCCGCCCAGGCGCGAGGATCGCTCAAAGTCGATCGCGTTCCGGTTATCGAAGATCTGCTTGTTGATTTCGGCCAGCTCCTCGCGGCGCGCTTTCAGCAGGCGCGGCGCGTTGCGGTTGGCCGTGCCGTTGGCGATGCCAGCCTCCAACTTGCCGACAAACGTGGCCAGCGCCTCGCGCTGCTTCAGTAGCGGCGCCAACCCTGCGGTGGCATTCTGGATCAGGAAGCGCTCCTTCTGAAAATCGCGCCACTTGTCGAGAACGGTCTCCAGCGCGCTCTTGGTTTCTTCCGCCGCGTCCTTCGTCTCAAACAGCTGCGCGATGAAGGGCGTCAGAACAATTGCCGCCGTGGTCAGGGCAAGCCCCCAAGGGCCGCCCAGGAACGCAGCGAGCCTGCTCGTGCCGCCGCTCATCAGCTGCACCGCCTGCATCACCTGCCCAGCCTGCGAGGCAAAGATCTGCATGGGCTTGGCGCCGAGCGCATACATGGTCGCAACGTCGTTGAGCTGCATGGACAGCTGCTGCATCCCGGCACGCTGCTGGCCTGCCATCTGGACAATGCCGCCACCAGCAGTGCGATGGGCCGCGAGCCCCGAAAGGGTAGCCTGCCGCTGCCGGCTGATCGCCGCCGCCATTTCGTCGGCAGAGATCGCGCCGACCTTGTGCGCCTGCCGGATCTCCACGAGAGCCTGCTTATACTGGCTGATCGCGGCAAACTGCGGGTTATATTTGGCGCGCAGCTGGTCGAGCTGCCGGCCATAGGCAGCAATGTCCTGCGCGGCCTGCTCCGAACTGCGGCCGACCGCGCGGAAATTATCGTTCACCGCCTGAGTGCTGCGTCCGACCTCGGACGACATGCGGCCAACGCTCTGCTGAACGCGGCGCATGTCCTCCTGCAGGCGCGCAATTTCCGCCACGATCTCGATCGAGAGCGTGCCCGCGTTCATTCCGGCCATGTCGACCCCTACTTTTTGCGGTTAGCCGCCATCGTGCGGAACATGCGCTTGAACTGCTCAGTCACCGCATCGTCATTGCGCGCCTTCGCCACAAAGGGCGCCCGGCAGGTCGGCTGTTTGGAACGGTGCATCTGATCGTGGAAGTCGCGGGACAGGCGCCTGATCGTGCGCGCTTCCCAGGCTGTGAGATCGATGCCGGTGAGGTCCTGCCAGGCGGCGATTTCAGGCCAGCTCACCGCGGCGCTGCCCATACCACCGGCCGTGACAGGACCGATCTCCATCAGCCAATCGACCATGTACGGGAGGGGATTAGGCGGCAGGTGGATCTCCACCCCGTCCGCCCGCATCCGGTTGATGCGCACGGCAGGTTTAGCCTTGCTGTTCTGGGGGAATTCTGGCGCGGTGTTCAGCCAGGCAAGCTGCCGGACGTAGAGACTTAGCCCTTCGCCGGCCGCCGCGTAAAAGCCGACCAGTCGTTCGCCTCGCTGTAGACGTGGTCGCGAATATAACCGAGGCCATCGTCTTCATAGAGCGCGCGGATCGGGTCGCCGTCCTTCACGGGATAGGTGAAGTTGTTGAGCCTCGTCGTGATCCGGCAGAGGAACTCGATCTGGTCCTCACGCGCATTATCCAGCGCAGCTTCGACCCGGCCGCCGTTCTTGCGCATTCGTTCAGCGCGCTTGCGGTTCATGTCGGCATTCGCCTGCTGCCAGAGCTTGCTGGCCGGGGAATAGACCGTCACCGACAGCGCCTTGCCTGCATCATCATAGAGCGGAGCGCCGTCGCCATCCTTGAGTTCGATGTCGCCGGTCTCGACCGCCCGCTTCCTGGTAATGTCAAAAGTCATAAGGTCACCTGTCACGCGATAAGGGCTGGGATTGTTGGCGGGGATCAGGCCACAGCGACGACGCCGTCTTCAGTGTCGGAAACGATGGTGTATTCCAGCGTTACCGCGCGGGTGGCTGCGGTGTTGACATCGCCATAGGTTCGCGGGCCGCCCATCACGAGGGCCTGGGCGTAGATCTCGCCGAACTGCGGGTGGGCAATCTTTACCGAATAGGCGCTGTCGCTTTCGCTGGCCGCATCAACCAGTGCCTGGCCAGTGTCGCCAGGATTGATGGCATAGGTGATGGTCTGCGAGCCGAGGCTGAACCCGCCCTTGGCTTTGCTCTGGCCGCGTGAAGCAACGAAGTAGAGCGTTACCAGCTCATAGACCCGCGATGGGATTTCGCCGAGATCCGTCACGCTGCCGATGGTGGTAAAGGTCAGGGCTTCGTAACCTGCCTGACTGTAGGTGGCGGGCTGCGTGGCTGAGAGGCTGATGGTGGTGCCGGCTGAAGTGTTAAAAGTCATGTCTAATCCTCACGTAAAAGGCCCCGCCAAAGCGGGGCCAGGGTGTCATGCAGGCGGTTCGTAAAGCTTATGCAGGGCGCGAAAACGACACCCGGAAGTCCTGCGTGCCGATGTGGATCGCGGCATCTTCGGACATGAACCACGGCCCCTGGCCATCGCTGCGCACGACTACGTTGCTGATGCCGGCAACTATCGGCGCCTTCGCGTCTCCGGAAGCTCGCGCTGCGGCCAGCACCTCTTGCAGGCTCGGGAAAGTCGCGGCCATCACCGTGACTTGCACGCGCTCGGTGGTGAAGCGTTCGGCATCCGCCGGCACGAACTGCAGATCCGTGCTGGAGACCGGTGTAACAGCGATCGCCGGCAAGGCGGTGCCCTGCGGCAACACGCCCGCCATAATCCGGCCTGCAGGCAACAGTGCGGTCAATGCGTCATTATTGGTCAGCAGCGCCAGGACTGCAGCCGTTCCATTCATTCGCCCACCTCATCAAGCCGAGCAGGTGCAGTGAACCCGGTCTTGTCCTTAAGGTAAGACCGCAACCGATCGCCAAAGGCCTGGACCGCTTGCGTTGCCCTTGCGTCCAAGGCCGGCCGCAGGAACGGGCGCGCCGGAAAGCCAGGGTGCAGCACTGCGCCAGTGACGTAGTTGTCGCCGATTTTAAGCGTGCCAGTCGCCACATCCGAAGTTGCCCCTTTGCGTGCGGCACGGGTCAGCAGGCGGGGCGACTTGCCGCTATTGCCGGCAGCAATGAAGTGCGGCGCCACGCCATATTCATGAAACCAGCCAAGATAAGAGTGCTCACCCGCCAGGCGGACCCGGATCGATACCGTGCCGTCCTTGTTGACCCTGGGCCCGCCCGTCTTGATGGCCTTCGCCATCTTGCCGGTATCGCGCGGCGCGTTAGTCCTTGCCTGGTCGCGAACCGGCTTTGCTGCAGCCGTGAGCGCTGATCGCACTGCCCCTTTCTTGATCCGCTCAGGGAAGGCTTCGAGAAACGCCATGGTTTCCTTGAGGCCCTTTACCGGGAGGGTCATTTGCCGCGCCTTTTGCCGATGGCCGCCGTTGAGGCTTCGCCCTTCAGACTACCACCCCTCCGGCCGTCGCCATCATGATCGAGCGGGTCGACCTGCTTGATGACGCCGGCCTTGAGAAGCACGCCGATGCGATGATCGGGCAGCCTCGCCACCTTGTCGCCGGCTTCCGCAATTATGCGGCCGTCATTGTAGGCGACGCTAAAGATCAGGTGCATGACTTGAGCTCTCCTGCTTTATGCGTCCTGCCCGGCCGTGGACAGCTCCACGCACATGAACTCGATGCCCTCGCGGTTACCGAGCTCGGCCGGGCCTGCGACGATGACCAGGGTTCGGTCGCTGGCGACCAGGCGCATGGTGCTGTCGACATCGCTTCGATAGCGCATCCGCACCCGGCAAGGGCGGCGCGCGATATCGATGCCATCGGCAATCTTTTCGCCCCGGCTCGGCAGCATGTCCTGCACTTCGGCCCAAACCGTTGCCAGCGTGGTCCAGGTGACAACAAAAGTATTGTAAACCGGGTCGCGTGTTTCGGTTCGGTGCTGGATCGCCACCCAGCGGTTAAGTCTGGAGGCTAGATCCAGCGACATTGCAGCTGCCCCACTAGCGTATCAAAGGCGAGACAGGGCGCACCTTCGCGGTTTTGAAACATCGAGGCCGCTTTGACGAGGATCGCAGCCCGGGCGATCGCGAGATCGGGGTCGGCAGCGGCAAAGCCAGCCGGCAAGGTGATCCGGACAAGACCATCAGCTCCAAGTTCTGGCCACGATTTGCCGGCTGCGGGGCGGATGCGGGTGAACCCGTGCCGCTTTCGAGCGACATAGTGTCCTTCCGGCAAGGTGGCCGTGGCACCATTTACGCCTGTGTAGCGGATCTCGGCCACTGTGCAGGGCCGGACGGGCACGGTGATTTCATCATCCCAGGCTTCCAGCTGCAGCTCGAGTACCTGTTGGCACAGCTTCAGGCCGGTCAGCAGTTCAAGCTCGGCCTGGGCCGCATCCAGTTTAGCGCCGAGCAGCATGTCCTCGTTATTAAGATCGAGGCGCAGCTGCTGGCGTGCTTCTTCGAGCGTGACGGCCCGGTCCTGGGGCGGCTCTAGCGTGACGATATCGGGCATCAAGCTACCTTGGTGCGAGTGCTCGCGCCGGACTTGTTGGCGATCGGCGGCCTTTCGGTGGCATCGCGTGCATCCGAAGTTTCCGGCGTTACCGCTTCGGCTTCCTTGGTGATCTTCGCATCCACCTCAACCGCAAGGCCGCGCTCAATCAGGCTGCGTCCGCCAAGATCGTCGATCTCGAAGGTCTGACCGGTGATGATGTTGTCTGAGCTGACCGCGCTGATGTGCAAGGTGTCGAGAGCTTTGAGGATCATGGGCTATCCCTTTTCATTGGACGAGAGGGGCCGGAATGAACCGGCCCCTGTCATTTATCAGGCCGCCGTTGCAGCCGTGGCCGCCGCCGCGAAGTCGCCCTTCACGAAGGCCTCGGGTCGGTAGACCGCGAGCGCGAGACGCTCTTCGGCCAGCACAGTCACCAGGTTCTTGCGGAAGTTCTGGTCATCCTCCGTCGAGATCTCGACCACGGCGTCCATGCGGTCGAAGATCTGCGCGCCCAATTGAAACGCCCCGGTCAGGAACTTGCCGGTTGCCATCGACTGGGTGGAGACCACCGGCTGCCCCCAAAGGGTCGGCGTCATTGTCCCTTGCGGATTGCCGACAATGAACCGGCCCTGTTCGTCCTTGAGCAGCTCGATTGCAGCCCAGTCTGCCGGGTGCAGCACTACGCCCGTCGACATCAATTCCGAGAGCGCCGTTTGCAGCATGGCAAGCCGCAGCACGTCGATCCGGGTTACCGTTGCCGGGATGGCGATCGGCGGGGTGAACGCGGTTGCCTGCGTGTAGATACCGGCCAGATCCGTACCCGTGCCGCTGCCGTTCAGCAGCTGGTTTTCCTCGACCAGCGCCAGGCCATAGCGCAGGCGCCCATCAATGTAGGACTGGAGCATCGGCACATCGTCGAGGATCTGACGGGTTGCGAGCACCCAGTGCGCGATCGTCGTGACGTTGCTGGTCAGCACATCGAACTTGATGTCCGACTGCGGTTTGGTCGGGCCGGTGGTTTCCGAAACGGTCGCCGCTGCATTGGCGTAGCCCGTCTCCTTGACGTACTGCACCGAATTGCTGGCCGTGCGGCCCGGGGTCAGGAGGTCACGCACCGTCAGTCGGCGCTGGCCCGCGATTACAATGCCAGGGACGCGGTCGGTCACGATCAAATCGCCTGCCGAACCATTGGCATCGGTAGTGAGGGCAGAAATGATTGCCTTCACCTCGACGCTGGCGCGGCCGCGCACCGTGTTGTTGCCGAGGAAGGCCTTGATGGCTTCGTCGGCCACGACCTGCTCACCAATCGTCTTGAACTCAGGCGTGGCATCATCTGCCACGCGGCGGGCGAGTTTCTGCTCTACCTCGTCGAGGCGGGCCTTGGCTTCATTCAGCGCGGTCAGTGCCTCGTCAGCCAGTTCCTTGGTAGCGTTGGAGAGGTCTTCACCGCGCTGCGCTTTGCCAAGCGCCTCTTCGGCAAGCGCCTTCACCTTGTCATGCTTGCCTTCGAGCTCGGATTTGATCTCGCTGTGGCGGCTATCAAGAAGCCCTCGCAGTTCAGCCTGCTTGGCATCGATGTTGGATTTGACTTCACCAAAGCGCGCATCGAGCGCGCCTTTCACTTCGCCGGCAAGCTGCTCGGCGGTCTTGGAATCGCTCATGGATTTATCCTGTGTGGGAGTGGGGTCAGGCGCTGATTTGCGCCTTCAAGGCCGACAGGAAGTCGGAAGGGGTGCTGCCAGACTCACTCCGGAACAGCTGTGCCAGGCCCTTGCCCGCAATTGCGGTGGCCTGGCTTTTCGAGAACCCTGCCTCGCGCAGGAAACTCTCAAATTCTGGCAAGGTCGGGAGCCGGCCATTCTCGACGAGTGCCTTCACGCTGGTGATTACCGCGCGTTCGTTCATCGGGATGGTGACCAGGCTGACCTCGTAAAGGGCAAGTTCCAAGAGCTGGCGGGTCTTGCCGACCACAGCCTCGCGTATCGTGCGGTAGCCAATCGAGAGCCCGCCAATTGCACCGTCGCGCACCAATCCGTGCGCTTCCTGTCCAATCTGCGAAGAGAGCGAGAGCTGGCCTTTGACGATCAGCCCCTCCCGGCTCTCGGCAAAATCGGTCCAGACCCCAGCCGGACGGGTCTGGTCGTGGTACATCAGCATCGGTACTGACTTGCGGCCCTTCAGTGACCGGGCGAGCGCGCCGGGCACAATGACGTCGCCACCAGCATCGACATTGCCGTATCCAGCCGCCAGCCCCTCGATCTGGCCGTCTGCAGTGACGGCCTTGGTATCGAGGACGAAGTCGAGATGGTTCATGGGCTAACTCCGGGATCTGCAGGCGCAAGCGCTGCTGGCGCAGCGCCCGATCCTGCCTGCGTGATGGGCACGTTCTGCATCTGCATGCGCGGGACATCGCCGCCTTCGACCGGCGGCAGGTTTTCCAGCGCGCGGACCTCGTTGATGGTCATCACGCCATTGCTCAGCATCTGCTGGTAGAAGGAGGCACGCGCACCGCTGTCGCCGCGCAGCAGGCCTTCGAGGTTGAATTCAATCACCAGGCCGGCTTGCCGGTCGGCAGGGGACAGCAGCTGTTTGGCAAGCGCCTGTTCGATCCGCTTCAAACGCCTGCGCAGCGTGAACTTCTGAAACCCCAGCGTCTGCTGCTCGAGGCCGGTGCCCCAGCTGGTGGTCTTCTCGGTGTGGCCGACCATGAATGGGGGCACGCCGAAGAAACGGCAGACCTCCTCGACCGAGAAGGCCCGGCTTTGCAGCATCTGCGCGTCTTCCGGGCTGATCGAAAGCTGGACCCAGTCCATGCCCCGGTCGAGCAACATCGGCCGCCCGGCGTTGATTGCGCCGGTAAACTTCTCCTGCAGCAGTTCCTCGGCTTGGCGACGCTGATCCAGCGTCAGACTGTCCGCGGTCTTCAAGAGCCCCGACGGCCGCACCCCGTTGCGAAAGGTGTCGCCCGATGCCCGTTCGATCGCCTGCGCCAATCCAAAGGTCTGGCGGCCGAAGCTGAGGGTCGAGAGCCCGCCCAGCGGGTTGCCACCGAAGCCCCGGATGTGGAGCATGTTGTCCTGGCTGACGATGCTGCGAATGCCGCCATCCGACCACTCATATTCCAGACTGCCATCGCGCAGGCGGCGAACCGTCATCAGCTCGGGCGCGATCGGAACGCTCAGCGCCACCACCCGGCCATTGCTGCCCCGGATGATCTCGGCATAGGCATTGCCGCCCAGTTCAATCGAGGCGCAGATGAACTCCCAGAAGTCGACCGCGGTCTGGTCGGCGTTCGGGCTGTCATGCAGGATCCGGTAGAGCGGATGGTCGCTAGCGACTGTCCTTGCGCCGCCCCGGGTCCGGTATACCATGAGCGGCAGCGATGCGATCGTACCGGCCAGCAGATTGACACAGGCCCATGCCGACGCGAGCCCCAGCACCGAGCTGGTCGACACCAGTTCGCCGGTCGTGGTTGTCCGGCCGCCTGCGGCTTGCACCAGCCGCGGGTCGGTGAGGCCGATGGAGCGCGCGATGTAGCCAAGCGCCTTTTGCAGCAGGTTCATGATGCCAGGCTCTTCAGCCAATCGTCGATCGAGCCCGTGGTATCGCCCGCCATTGCCGCCCCCACTGCCATGCACAGCGCGACGGCTGCGTCGATCTTGTTGATGGCCCGCTGTTTCGAGAGCCACTTGTTGTCCCAGCGGTCGGTCTCGGTGACCGCCGACATCATTGCCGAGATGAGGACTGGATTGCGTTTGAGCCGGATGCGGCCCTCAAGGATCAGTTCTTCGAGGTGTCGGAGTGAGCCCGGCATCCAGAGACCTTCGGTCATTTCACCCGCTGGTTTGGCCCGCTTGGTGCCGCCCTGCGGGTGTTCGACAAAGGAAAGGTCCAGACCAAGCTCTGCAACTTCCTCCTCGAACCGCCGGAAGGCGTAGCGGTCGTAGGCGACCGCCTCGACCCGAAAGTCTGTGGCCATCTCGGCCAGAGCCTGCGCCACATGGCGAAAGCTGATGTTCTCGCCGGCCGGCGCATTCAAAAACCCATCTGCGACCCAGATGTCGTAGGGCTGCTTGTCACGCAGCACCCGTGCGGCCAGTGTATCTCCCGGCGTCCAGACTTCGACCCATGCGTCAAAGCAGGGCTTGCCGTCCTTCTCGCCATTACGCTGGACTGCAGCCAGTGCGGTCAGGTCCCGGTTCTGGCTAAGGTCGAGCCCGAGCCAGACGGATTGCTCGGGCCTCGGGTCGAACTCTGCCAGCAGCGGCTCGAGCGTTGCCCGCGCCATCCAGGCAGTCTCGGCATCGGTCCACACGCAAAAGTGCAGTCGCAAAATGCCGTTCAACTGCCCCGGGATAGCCTTGGCCTGCGCCACAACCTCCGAGAGGTACTGCTCGGTGATCGTGACACCCAGCAGCGGGTTGGCCTTAATCCAGCAGCTGGGATCGGTCAGCGGGTCGTCGCCCAGATCAAGTCCGCAAACATAGCTGAAGGTGGTGTCGTCGATGACCTGTCCGAGAAAGGTCGGGTCAGTCACCGCATCGGGATTGCCGGCCGCCACCCGGATGGCGTGTTCGTGTTCCTCCCATGCGACCGAGTTGCGGTCCGAGCCCGAGTTGGTGATCATGAACAGCAGCGGATCGCGGCGGAACTTGAAGCCGCGCTCCAGCATCTCGATGATCGAG